CTCAATCCGATTGTCGCCATCTTCCGATAAAAAGCAACTTGATTGATTGTTTGATGTTTGACCCACCGTTCCTTGCGACGAAAGGGCCGTCTCTATCAAAAGACGATGATAACAACAAAATTAATAAGCGGTTTGGAGTATATCCAACAGAAAGAGAACTCTTCCAGTTTTATACAGATTCGCTCGTAGAATTTCATCGTATTCTAAAAGACAATGGGATTTTGATTTTCAAATGTCAAGATAAAGTGAGTGGCGGAAAGCAATATATGAGTCACGTGTTTGTAATGAATGAAGCGGTTAAAATTGGGTTTTACCCAAAAGACTTGCTTATTTTATTA